GTTGAGAACCGTGATATGTTCTCAACGACTAGTAAATCCCAGTCTTTATCAGAAGAAATTAGCCAAATATTTTCTATACCTAGATTCTCTCTATTCTGACATATAAGTGCTGCTATATCATCAGCTTCTACTCCTTGATATTTGAGAGTTAAGAAGCCTTCATACTTACACTTATTCATAGTTACACCAAACTCTTGTAAGAACTCAAGAAACTCTGCTTCTTCTTCGGGAGTTTGTTCTGCGTATCTATCTTTTCTGTTTTGTTTATATTCGGGGTAGAGTTCTTTCCGATAGGTGCTACCACCGTCACCTAATACCACGACTTCTCCGCAATCATAAGATTTTGCAAGAGACTTAACTGTTCTTACATAATCATGCTCGAAGTCGAGGTTGCCTTGATGTTTCCATCTAAACGCTAGGTTTAGACCGTCAACTATTAAGAGGTTGCCGTTCGGAATCGGTTTCCCATGGTTGGTAAACGATATCGCCATTGTCGAACACTAGCTCCTTATATTCTAACCACTTGTGTAAAAATGTAACATAGCAATCCAACCAACTTATATACATATAATCACAGTTGACTGGAACTTTGTGTGTTGCTACAAAGATCTGTCCATGGTTTTGTTTAAAAATTAGCAGTGGGTTTAAATTCATACCCGCTGCCTGCTCTACTAATTTAGTCCACCACTTTACAAAAGTATTACTTTTTTGTGTGAACATTTTTTCATTAAAGTCAATGCTTTTATAGTGTTTGCACTCTATACAATACACATTTACTTTATGTTCGAGATATAAATCTCCTTTTATTTTTCCTGAGCCACTGCCAGGTGTAAACTCAAAGTCTAACCCAGTTGCCGCATCGAGAATTTTCTTAACGTTTTTTTCGAAAGCGTTACCTTTTCTTCTGCTTCTATTATTCGGCATCTAATCTACTTATGTTATCCTCTTTTATTATTTCTATTTTTTCTAGCAGAGGATGAGTCCAGCCATGAGATACCATATAAGTATTCAGACTGTCCTCTTTTAATAATACCTCTACCACCTTTTCTTTTCCAGTTTCATCAAGTGCTTGATTTACTTCGTCTAGGAAAAGAACGTTTATTTGAGAACGAGAAATTGAACTCATCAATTTCCTTATGGCAACTAGCGTAGCAATATTTACTCTAGCTAATTCACCACTACTGAGTGCAAGTATATCAATAATTTTACCATTATCTGATACTTCTACATTCAATTTATCATTCTCTACTACAAAGTTGATCGCAAATCTACCATCACTGAACTCTGCAAGATAGTCGTTTGTTAAAGATTCTAATTCTTTAACTAGACTTTCAATTTTGTATGCGAGAAGTCCATTAGTACTAAAAGCCTTTTTAAGAATTTCAAGTGTTGATAGTACATCTTCACATTTGCTGAGTCCGTCAGTAATTTCTTCCAACTCTGTCTCAAAGCTCGCTGTTTGCTCTTGTATGATACTAAGTCGTGTATTGTGAGAAGTCCGTCTGTTGTTTTCATCACTTACCTCTTGAATACTCGACCTAACAGCGGCAATCTTTGAGCGAAGCTCTTGAATTTGTCCTTCCAAGTCGTCTTTATTGATGACTGTAGTTGGGAGTTGAGTGTCAATGCTCCTGAAGAGACTTTCCCACTCTTGTATCCTTTTGGCTGCCGTCCTATGTACCTTATTTGCATAATCTTGTTCCTCTAGCTTTTCTTTTAGTTTGTCTAACTTTCCAGCAATTTTGCCTACCTCTATTACATAGAAGTCACATTTTTCACCAACAAGTTCCATATTGATATCTTGTCTACAAGTTGGACACTGAGGAGTTTCTCCAATATCTGTCCACTCTTGTAACTTCCTCTGATTTTCAGAAAGTTGATATCTAATTTCTCCCAGTTCGGAACTTAAAGGAGAAGTGTCTACTTCTGTAGGATAAAGCTCAATAGCTTTTTTCATCTTATCAATGTCTATTGATTTTAACTGCTCTTTCAGAGAATTATTAGTATTTATTTTTTTATTCGTATTTGAAATATTTTCAAATTCCGCCTGTAAAATACTTAAAGTTTTCTGATCCTCTTCCGACCCAGATGGTAGCTCCAACATGGGTAGGACATCTGTATTTTCCAATTTATTATCATTTAACCATTTTACTAAGGTTTGACTTTTTGCGTCTAACTTGGCAATGTCAAGAGAAGTAACACGTACTGCCTCTTTAAATGTCTCAAAGAACAACACATAGTCGTCAAGTTTTAGTAAATCAATTAGGAACTTTTTACGGTTAGTATCGGTTGCTGTAAGAAACTGCAACGATGCGTTAGTATTTTGATACACTAACTGAGTAAATGTCTTAAAGTCAATGCCCAAGATATCCCCTAGCGTCTTATAAGTATTTGACGCTGTATGAGAACTTATATCTTCACCATTCTTTGTTAGCTTACATTTAAGAGTTGACTTTCGATCAACTGCGATACAGTATTCGTCGCTGTCAACTGTAAACCAAAGAGTAATAGTGTAACCATTATTAATATAACGGTTTGCAATGTCTGCTTTTTTAACATTTTTACTATTCTTATTGAATAAAATTTCTTCGAGGATAAGAGGTATTGAACTCTTTCCTACACCGTTTGTTCCAACTAATTGAGTGAGAGTAGACTTAGTAAAATCTATCTCGTTGCCTTTCCCATAGGAAAAGCAGTTATCCCACGCTAACTTCTGTAGAATAATCATTAAAGACTCCCATTATTTTTTTAGTTTTTTCATCATCAAGTTTGAGTATCTGTTGTAGATACACATACAATTCATCACTAATTGACATTTCACTGCTAAGATTAAGAGTTGCTTCAACTTCTCGTTTTACAACTTTTTTATCAAGCAGTTCGGAGTTCTTTACTTTGGATAGGTCTGCGACATCTCCTTCTAATTCATATATAGTATGATCGTAATCTGTTTGTACCATAAGGTCAGGATCATCAACTGTTTTACGAATTAGTTGGGGAAGGTGAAACTCGTGCCAAGTCCAACTCCAGTCATCATCATCAATTAATAAATAACCAGTTTTGACTTTATTTCTATGAAAAGAAGTTGTCATTGGTGAGCCAGGATACACAATATTTCTTTGAGTATTCTCGTGAGCATGTAGATCTCCTGCAAAAACCAACTTAAACTTATCAAATCTTTCTAAGTCTACTTCTGGTGTAACATGTGGTGGGATTTCTCCTCTTACATGTGTAAATAAAACTTCGCAATTCATTTTCTCAATCGCATCTTTTTTATGCAAGCCCGCATAAGGAAGAATACCCCATTTAAAGTCTCCTGCACTTTCATGCAATTCTTCAGAAGGAAGGTAGCCCCAGTTACTAAAGTCTCCCACAGCTTCATCCACTACTGCGACAAGTGGATTTAGTTCACTAGTAACTCTTTTTAAATTTGAGAAGAAAGTTTTATTTTTCTTAGTGGCTTCGTGATTACCATCATAAATGATAGTTCTCTTTCCCACTCTCTTTACAAAATCGAAGTAAAGAGTAAGCTCATCCATTGATGGGACTCGATCAAACAAGTCCCCACCAATGATGTGCAAATCGAATTTATTTTCTAAGGCAACTAGTTGGTCAAAGAACATTTGATAGCGAGCACAAGCCCAACTAACAGGTACATTCTTTTGACCTAACTTGATATGCCAATCTGCGGTAAATAGGATCATTCTATATCGAACTCGTCAGAAATATCCTCATCTACAGATCCGCCGCCCTGTAGTCTCTTAAGAAGCTCCATTTGAGCATCTGCTGTAGGTCTAGGAAGAACATCATCCATAGACTTAAGTCCAGCAGTTAGAGCCACTTCTTCTTCAGTTAATGCTCTTGGTTTGCACTTAAGCACTTGAAGATTGTATTCAACATTGAATACCTGTGGTCCAGTTTTCTTTCTTTGGAAAACAATGTCCCATCCTGTTTCAGGATTTGTTGGATCGCCTAAGTCTTCCATGGCGACTAAGATTTGATCAAATAACTTTCTTTTTAAGTTAAGAACTTTTAATGTTCCATCAGACAAATCGATACACTGGACAGCATATGCCCATCCGCATTTTAAGTCTGGGTAGAAAGTTTTGACGTGATCTGGCTCTTTGTTGTTGAAAGTTTCAGTCTTTCTGTCAAAAGATAAACATTCCATAGGAATGTTTTTGCCGTTTTCACCTTTGATCCAGTAGATGTATCTAGGAAGTAGATCACCTACTAATCTTACTGTATGATTCTCTTTGGAACCGTAATTATATGTTTCGATTTTTTCTTTCTGTGCAGAACCTTTGGTCTGCCCGAATGATATTGCCATTTATTTCTCCTTGTGTGTCTCCTCAAACATAAAGTAAATTTTATTGTTCTCTATGCTGAGCAGTCTATTATTAGTTATTATGTTCTCATTCACTGGTAAGTGCATGAGGTCTAGTGTGGTGTCTCCATTTTGTTTATAATGATAATAGTTGCGATAAGAAGCGACACCTGCATACTCTGCAACCTCTTTATCACTATATGTTCGACCAGTGGTAAGCAACTCCTCTGCGTTAAGCAGAAAAGAGTTACCACCATACTTGTGCTGGTAAAACTTGAAAGTCTTATCAGCATAGTTCTTAGGGTACAATTTGTAAGTTATGATACGAAGGATCGTGAGTATATCAC